AGACAGGCTTCCAATCGATCTTCAAGTGAGTATCCTTGATATGTTGTTCGGTGCTGGCATCGGAACACATTGAAAAGGACTCTTAGTCGATCGAAAGTATACTATTCCTGAGAAATCCCAGAAGAAGTATGCTATCAAAGAAGAGTTTGTGACCTACACAGTTGGTCAACCCATGGGTGCTTTATCCTCATGGGCGATGTTAGCCATTACTCATCATTTCATGGTTCAGTTAGCTTCTATGCGGATCGGAAGATCCGGGTGGGAGTTGAACTATGAAATTTTGGGTGATGACCTTGTCATTTTTGACAAGGCCTTAGCTGACTCTTACTTGGTTATTTCAAAGGAACTAGGAGTAGACATTAATATGTCTAAATCTATTGTTTCGGTTGAAAAACCGGTGTTTGAGTTCGCTAAGCGAATGGTTATTGGTCGGACGAATGTTTCAGCTATAAGTATTAAACAATTTATATCTGAAGCATCTGTCGGATCAAGAGTCGCGAATATTTTATACTTCGCTTCTCTTGGTCTAATACGTACGAATAGCGTTTTATCAATCTTATTGTCTCGGTTTGGAAAATTCAAGGATTTAAAAGCCTTGAATCTACCTTTATTATCTCTGTTAGGAGCTCTATTCAATTCGAATAGGGTCTCGCTGAGAGATATAATAACAGCCATGATTGACCCGAATGATGAGGAATTTGATTTTGAAGAATCAAAGTTCTCACTTCCGACTCAATCATTGTTAACTGCTACAAAGGGATTGTTAAATGCTACTTCGGACTCTCTCGGACTTCCCAATCGTAATGATGAGTTGTTCGAGGAGTTAGAAGCAGATCTAACTGCTTCCGTGTTACTCCAAGCCTTAGCGTCTGCAAAGACCCTGGAGAACGATTATGATCGGATCGTCGAATCATTCTTATCCAATTCACGTTATTTTACAAATGACGCGGGTCGGATTCGTCTGAAAGATGATCCTGTCACTGGTCTTCGTGATAGTTATGTCATTGAGACTAGGGAATTGACACAGTCAGTAATGACTGAGTTGAAACCTCTGATTTCTCCTGAGGGAATTTGTGGAGGATATGCTTACAAATTGTTCTCATGTGAAAACCCGATAGTTTTAGCTGCATTATTGAACGATCGTTCATTTGTAGCGGGAGTTGATGGTTGAGTCTTGGACTTGATCATGGATTCTGATGCTTTTGATACCAATGATTTGGTTGAGGAAGTTGAAACTATCGCGTATAATCACGCAAAATACAATAACTACCCAATGCTTGATGCGATTAAGTTACTTGATCGCGTCGAGAATTGGCGTAGAAGATTGGATCTGGGTGAGTTGGATCGACGTGAGTTAAGCGTTGGTCTGGCGAGTCCGGGTCCAATCTATACTTGATTGGGCCGATCTCAAGGCCTATTGAGTAGAAAAGGTTATTTAGTAGAACGGAC